TATTGGGACAAGAAGATAACAGATACCATTCTATGGCCAAAAACTAGAGATAGGTGTCTAAAATATAGTGAGTTTATCAATTATGATAAATCTAAGATGAAAAAGATTGTCAAAGATATTCTTGCTGTATAAATAAAATTGGTGGATATTTTTCACCATAACAATACGTAAAAAAACTTAAACACACGCAAATATACGGAGAAAATATATGTCATTTGCAAATCTAAAGCGTTCGTCACAAGGTTCACTCGACAAGCTATCTGAGCAGGTTAATAAGCTCAATTCAAAGACTAGCTATAAGGATGAACGCTACTGGCTCTGTGCCACCGATAAGGCCAAGAATGGCTATGCAGTCATTCGCTTCCTACCAACTCCTGAAATCGATGGCGAAGATGCCGATCCTTGGGCACGTATGTTTACACACGGCTTCAAGGGACCACAAGGTCAGTGGTACATCGAAAATTGTCTATCGACAATTGGCCTACCTGATCCTTGCTTGGACTTCAATAGCATTCTCTGGAACTCTTCAGATAATGATAAGGGTCCAGAACGCACTCAGGCACGTGAACAGAAGCGCCAGCTTAACTATCACTCAAACGTCTATGTTGTGAGTGATCCTGCTAACCCTGAGAATGAAGGCAAGGTCTTCCTCTTCCGCTATGGTTCAAAGATTTTTGACAAGCTGAAGAATGCCATGTTCCCTCCATTCCCAGATATGCAGCCTTTCAACCCATTCGATCTATGGGCGGGTGCTAACTTCAAGCTGCGTATTCGTCAGGTTGATGGCAATGCCAACTATGATCTGTCTGAGTTTGAAAAGCCAGCACCGCTGTTCAATGATGATGACAAGCTTGAGGAAGTATACAAGAAGGAATACTCCCTGAAGGACTTGGTAACTCCTGACAAGTTCAAGAGCTATGAACAGCTTGAAGCACGTCTAAACCTTGTTCTTGGTATCAAGGGTGCTGCTCAGAAGTCTTCTGCCCCTAAGAAGGAAGAAGAGTTTGCTGAAACAAAGGCAGAGCCTTCATTCAAGTCTAAGCCAGCACCAAACTTTGCTGCTGCGTCTGATGATGACGATGATGATCTAGCATTCTTCAATAGCATGAACGAAGATGACTAATAGATTGAGGGGGGAGAAATCCCCCCTCTTTTTTATTTGCCGTGATACTGTCTATAGATACCAGTTGGGTCTGGATTTTCTTGTTTTGGTTTGCTAGGAGCAGTTACTGGTGGTTTTTGTTGTGCTGCCTGTCTTTGTATTGCAGCCTGTATTGCAGCGCCTCTATTTGCTGGCTTAAAGAATAGGTCTTTTACTCTTTGAAAATATGATGCAGGTGGTGCTGGCTTTGGTTTTGGCTTTGGTTGTACTGGTACTGGTTTACCACCACTAATATATGATACAGGATTTTGTGGTTTGTTATCTTGTAGAACTTCAAAGTGAAGGTGTGGCCCTGTTGATCTTCCAGTGCTTCCTACCTTACCAATTTGTTGTCCAGCCACAACAGCATCGCCTTTATTGACGGCAATTACAGACATGTGTCCGTATCTTGTTACTAGTCCATCACCATGATCAATTTGAACAAAGTTTCCATAACCACTAACTTGACCACTAAATGTCACTTTACCTGCCCCTGCTGATACAATAGGCTTTCCCATATCATCAGCCATATCTAAGCCTTTATGGTCTTTTGATGAACCTGCCAAATTCACATTACGCAATCCAAACCCGCTACTAATTCGTGCACCAGGCAATGGGTTCATTAATTGACCACCCGTTAAGGTGCTAGAATCAACAGGTGGTGCTTGTAATAGCGCCATAGCATTAGCTAATCTCTGTCCACCGCTTATGTCTTCAGCGCCGGGCTTTTCATATTGTCTATAAACAACTGTTGTTGCTTCTTCGGCTGTCTTTGCTGCTCTTAGTTTATCACCAGCAGATTTATGTGAATGTGCCAGTTCCCAAGAAACAAACTTAAGTTGTTCTTGTAATGAAGCGGCATTATTTAATTTTGTTTTGTTTTCATTAGGAGTACCAATTGGCTTATTATTATTCTCTTCAAATTGTTTTTGTCTTGGTCCTCTCCATTGACCAATACCCATAGCACCGTTTCCACCACCCTTTGGATTAAATGCATTTGGATTAAGACCAGATTCTTGCTGTAGGTTTGCTACGATACCAACAGCCTGTTCCTTTGTCCATTTACCACCCGCATCAGACATAAAAAAGTCGATTGCAACTTTGGCATTTGCAGTCAATCCCATTGCATCGCCTACAGCACCACCCATACCACCAATACCAGCATCATATGCTTTGTCGCCACTATCTGTAGGTGGAGCAGCAGCATTACCAAATATACCGCCAAGATATCCTTTTACATTACTAAAAGTATCATTGAGGTAACTGGCAAAACGACTAGAAAAACTATTATTGCTGATTGGAGTTGCTACAGGTTTTGCAGGAGAAGCAGCAGTCTGTGTCATCTTTTCAAGTTGCTTTTGAGCAGGAGTTTCCTTTGTAGCAGTCGTAGCCTTATATGCTTTATCTGCCACATAACCACCACCAAGATATCCTAACGCACCACCAATAAGCCCACCAAGAGGCACTGTAACAACCGCAGCAGGACCACCTAGAGCGCCTAGAGCAGCACCAGCCTCTGCACCAGCTATACCACCAGCCACACCGCCAGCAACGCCTACACCAGCTTGTGTTAGACTTTCTCCTGCACCTAACCTATCAGTTAAATCTAACCCAGCGGCAAACACTCCAAGTGCTTTACCAGCAAGACCACGACCTCTTAGTTTTCTTTTTACTTTAGGCTTTGTTTTTTTACCTCTACGCCTTTTCTTACCAACATCACTCATGCCATCGTCACCACCACCCTCAGATGAATCTGGACTAAGATCAAGCTTCTTTAATAACTTAGTCATGGTTTCAAAATATTTACTTAAAACTTTAAAATTTTCCGATAGATCAGAAGCACCTATAATTTTAGTAGCAGCGGGTACAGCTATATTTTTATTTGATTGACTATTTTTTGATTGAGCTTCTTGTAATGCTTTGACATTCTTTGTGCTTGCAATAATTTTATTGAAGGCATTATGAAGAGATGCCATCTGATTAGAAATGGTTACAGTTGTGGCTTTTGTTAATGTATAATTTTCATTTTTTTCATTTTTTTGAGTACGAACAACCCTAGTTCTATTGGCTAAGGATTGCATTTCACCACTACTGTATATTTCTTTTTTCATTATACTCTCATGCCACCCAATGCTGAATCAGGATTGAAATACATTTGTTGAAAGGCAATACCCATACCATAATAATTTGGGTCTGGAACATTACCAGCACCTGACACACCACTTCTGGTAGTTGGCTTTGTTGCAGGTAATGGTACTGAAGGAGGACTTAAATTAAGAGAGCTTGGCTGATTTGCGGCAGCTTGAACTTCAGCGGTCTTTTCTGTAATCTCTGCCCCTGTAGTAGGAGGAGCATTGACCATTGTCTGATCGGGCTTCTTACCTTCCATAGCCGCATCAGTAGAGCTACCACTAGGCGTAGGTGTTTGTGTTGGTTTTGATGTTGGTGCAGAAGAGCCAGCAGCAGATGGTTTTTTGGTTGCAACTGGTGCTTTTGCTGTTGTTGGTTTGTAGGTTGTCAAATCTTTTGGCTTAGTTGTTGCTAAGCTTCCACCAGAACCACCTTTAACAGCAGGAGGAATTTTACCACCAGTAGGTGCTTGACCAGATTGTTGAGTTGCTGCTTTTGGAATAGTAGAAGAAATATCTTTGGTTGATGCTCTTGCTAATTTAGATGCAAGCATGGCTGCTACCAGCCCTGTAATGACACCAGTAGCAAATTTCATTCTTGGAACAACATTAGGGTCACGTTCTGGTTGAACACCAAACACAGAAGAATAAAGATCACGAACAATAGATAGAACCATGGCTGGAAGAGCCGTTGCAAGGCTTCCAAGCCCTGATACAGCATCGATGCCAGCACCAACCACATCACCCTGAACAAGCCTAAGCGCACCTTGTCCTAGACCAATAGCAGCACCAATAAATGGAATGGACTTAGCAGCCAATCCACCCAAAGCTTTTGTGATGACAGGACCAGCAAGACGCTTTAGCACAGAAGAAACTGCGGTTCCTGCTACTTTTCCAGAAGCGCCAACTGCTTTAAATCCTTTACCAAGAGTAGAAGCAACTCTCTTTGATACATTAAGAGCACCAGAAGCAAGTCTCGTACCACCAACTTTTGCTGCAACACCACCAACATTAGCTGCTCTCTTGGCAACATTAATAAGTCCTGTACCAGCACCCTTGGCAACATTACTAACTCTTGAAAGCATAGATGGCTTTGCTTGAGCAACAGCATCAGCAGCAGAGGCAAACCTACCATTTGGTCCTCTATAAGTGACCCTACCATTAGCGCCTACTACTGATCTAAAACCAGGCTTTGTTCTTATTCTAGCAGCTTTAGCAGCCTTACCTCTTGCATACTTTTCATATTCATCACCAACACCATAGCTTTCAGAAAGTCTTTGCATGAAGCCACGGTTAGCATTTTTCTCTTCTTCTTGTTCTTTGACCTTTTCGTCAACCACCTTTTTTAGTGGCTTAAGTTTTTCTATTAAAGTGCCAATATCATCGTTCAATGGTGTGAAATTTGTACCAACACCATCAATCTTAGTACCAGCTTCCATAGAAGCTTCTCTAGCATTTCTTTCTGCTACAGCAATTTGACGTTGAAGTGATTGTTGCTGTTCGGAACTAATAACACCAACACGATTAGCAACTTTAATAATAGAATTTAATTGATCAACGATTGTTGAAATACTAGGGTTTTGTCTTTCACGTTCAGTTTTTGGTTCCTCCATTGTAGGAGAATCAGCTTGTTCCTGTTTTTGGTCAGTATTCATCGCTTCGGCAAACAACCCAAGTTTGCCTTTTATGAAACCACCTTTATTAAAATTTTCTTCCCCAAAGCCATACGCACCAAGCATACGCTCAGCGAAATTCTTTCTTGCTCTATCTCTATCGCCTTTTTTCCTAGCTTGTTTAAATCCAGCAACTCTTTGTTGGAACTCAGGGCTGCTACGATCTATTCTAGGTTTAGGGCCAGATTTCTTAGCCAACTGCTATTATCCCTTTTTCAACTCTTCTTTTTCTTTTTCAAGGTGCATCAATAACATATCGACATATAAATCTCGCTCATATGGCATTAATTCTTCAATTTCAGTGATCGAATAATTGTGGTGTTGAACCAATGAAAATATCATGGTGTAATAGTTCGCAAGATTATTATGGTTCAACCCCAGATAAAAAAATCACTTAGCGTATTAAGTTCGATAGTACGAACATTTCCATTTGCATTCGTATATTCAAGCTTATGATACATCTGTGGAAGATTATCAAAGAATTCACGAATTTTATTGAATGTGTCAATATCTAGACTATCAAGGAACTCATTAAGTTCTTCGTCAGTATGATCACCAACAGGATATACATTTTCTTCATCAAAAATTTGATCAATACAACTCTTGATAAGATACTCTACTACATCACCAGCATCTTCAGTATCAGGCACATTGTCGAGAATTGTGACTGATGGATACTTCATCTTGATACCAACAGTATCACTCACCTTGATGATGTTTGAAAAATCATCATTGGTTTTAAGGTCAACCTCATCCAAGTTGATCTGGAAATCATAGACCTTATCGTCTTCGTTATCACGATATGATACTTCGATGACATTATTGACTGATCTTGCACGTAGCTTAAGGAACATAAATTCTAGATCAAACGTAGCTAGATCATCAACATCAAACTCTTCAGCAATACAGTTGGTAAGAACTTGCTTAATGGCAAGGATAATATCTTTTTCGTTTCCTGATTGCTGTGCAGTCAATAGGATTTTTTCTTCACGCACGACAAATGGACGAGCCTTTACAGACTTGTTCATTGATGGTACAAATAGTTCAAATAGTGGTTTTTCAATTTTAGGTAACGACATAATTTTTCACTCCATGTCTAATTAATTATTTAGGTGGATTATATTTGATAAAATAATCAGTATATGTAAACTGTACATTCAACTTTAATATTTCATCATTAGATGCCCAATTCAAATCAAAACCGGGCATTGCTCTTGGAAATGCTCTGTATAGCTTAGCAGTCATTGCTTTATCATTTTCACCAGTTTCTCTGATCATATGAATTTCTATGTCTGTGCAATACTCATCTTTATAGCCTACTTCATATGGACTATAATTTTTATCATTTTTGTCTTTATATCTTGATTGACCTTCACTCTGTAGGTTTACAACCGTATTTATCCATTCAAAAAAGAATTTGTGTAAATTTGAATTCTTGTCAACAATGAAGTTTAATGTTACGTCTTCAAAGATTGGTGCAATAGGGATTACTTCAGATGCACCATAACCTGCTCTTGGTGGTGCATCCATAGTAGTAAATGATACACCCGGCCATTGTACAGCGTCACAGCGAAGTAAGAAGCCATCAGCAATCTTCTTGCCACCCATGCTTGGTGGTGCATTAAACTGGACCATAAACCTATTGGTTTTCAGTACGCCACCAGTATCAATCTCTGATCTAAATTTGTTTATTTCAAACGTCATTATTTGACTCCAGCAACTTTCTTTCTTGATTCCGCAAAGACCTGTGTCTTTGACTTCTTCTGGAATCTTTCGAGTGGTAAGAATAAAGCAACATCCCATTCTTCAGGCTGAATATAGAAGAACTGTGATTTAGTGTGCGTGAATAGATATTGCTTTACACAAGGCTCAAAATATTTAAACTTAGCAGCACTTGAAAGAATTTGATAGCTGATACGTAGCTTAGTCGTATCATCATAACGGCTGTTGGTTCTGGTCTGATACAGAGCATCCATCAACTTGGCACGATATGGTAGCGGTAGGTAGTGAAGGTTAATTCCCCAGAACCTATCCGACAAAACACGAAAAGGAAATACCATAGGAAACTTATCCCAATATGGTAGAGTGTCTTTTGTCTTGGCATCATAGAAGTACATGTAAAGATTGCCGGGTCGAATACGTCTAGTCAGACGATTGGAATTAGAACGCATAAGACCAACTTCGCCACGATAACGAGTATATTGCTTTGCAGCATCTCTATACCATTTACGTGCAGCTTCGGTCTTCGCAGGGATAATCCCACGTCTTACGCCGTCATCTAAAACTGTGTCAAAAACATTCGCCATTAAAATTTTAGTCCTAATTCTTTTTCGGTTATGATCTGGAATTGCCATCCACGATCTTTACAGTATTCTTGTGCTGCTTTCCACTTAGCAGAGTTTACACCCCATGTCTGCACTTCAGTGATATATCTTCTTGATACTTTATTCTGTACAGTAGGTGGCTTGGTTTGTGCAAGTGGCTTGACCTCAATTAAAATCTCTTCGATCTTGCCTTCTCTATTCTTACGCTTCATATAAAAGTCCATGAAGTATCTATGGTATCTATTATCAATAGGACTGATATAAGGTATCACAACTTCTTCAGAAGACCATTGCATAACATCAGGATGAGCATCAAGCTTCTGCATAACCATAAGCTCCCATCTAGATCGATAAATAATCTTTGTAGGATCACCTTTGTATTTATCTGGATTTTTTGGTCGAAACGATCCTTTATATGCCATGTAACTTCCATTTTATTGTATTGACCTTCAAACAAGTCATATAAATACATTATGGGTATATTTATCAAACAAATTTAAGGATCAGACAGTGGCTTTCAATGTAAGCAATTTTGTCAAAAGCACATCAAAATCTATTAGTAATCGCATTTTAGATAATGCTACAACTACTGCCATTTCAGGTGCTTCACGTAACGCACAACTAATCGCTAAAACAACTGCACAATCATTATTTAATATTGGTGCATCATTTGATAGCGTAGAAGCATTCTCGACACAGAAGACGGATAGCATCCTATCTGGTGCGTCTAATGAATATTTTGCAATGGCTGGTAAGTCTCCATCAAGAATTGCTGCAAATAAACTAAGCTCACTTCGTAGAACTGGTAGTGAAAGTGCAAGAGTATATGTAGAAAGCATTAATCCACAAACTAAGGTTGCTAACGCAAAGAGCAATCAACAGTTTACAACATATACGGTGGTATAATATGGATATACTAAAACCAGATGCACCAAGAAGACCTGAAAAAAATATATTAGGAGACAAATCTACTCAGAACCAAGAAAAAGATACTACTGGTCTTTCCGATTCAATGCTTGGCAAGTACTATTGTCGATTATTGATTGGTAAATATAAAAGACCTTCACCATTTGATTCATCAGTGTGGGAGACTCATTCAGCTATTCACTTACCATTACCAGATGCTCTACATGATGATACATCTGTGAGATATAGTGGTGTTGATCTTACTACAGTTGGTGACTTTGTTAATGGTGATGCTTTAACTGGTTTAGTTGGCGCTGGTATTAGAGGTGTTGGTCCTGCCACATCTAAGTTCTTTAGTGCTGTATTGGGCGCTGCTGCTGGTGCTGTAACAGGAAAATTAGGCGATGTTATTGGTCCTGCTGTTTCAGAAGCAGCAGCGGCAGCACTTCCTCCTGAATCTATTCAGACTGCATTTGAACAATCAATTGGTCTTTCTCCTAACCCAAACCCTTCTGTTGCTTTCCAAGGACCAAACCTCCGTGAATTCCAACTATCATGGACATTCTTTCCTAGAAGTAGTCCAGAGAGTGAAAAGGTAACTGCAATTATTGGTCGTTTAAAAAGAGCTTCATTACCAACAAATACAGTTGCACGTTCTGGTGCTCTACTTCAATATCCTGATATGGTTCAATTGAACTTCTTCCCATGGGAT